CGGGAGGAATGTCGTCGTCACGGTAGGAACGGATCTGACCGGTGTGCGGGCACAGAAAATATTCGAAGTCGCCCAGCTTGTTGGGTGGCCTCTTGTTTTTTGTGATCCGAATGTTGACCGACACCGAGTGGTAGCACTTCTCCAAATAGGTGAGCGTCGGGTCATCTCTGCGGCGGTACACGCCGAGGACAGCGAGTGCTTCCTGCTCACCACCGTACTTGCCGGCGGTGATGCTGGCCGGCTTGTGCCGGTCACCTGAGCCTCGACCGGCATGATGCACGACCGCTAACGGGATGGAAGCTTCTTTGCTCCACCGTTTCAACCCCTGCGCTTTGGCGACCACACCTGTGTGGTCGGATTCTCCTGGCTGGAGTTCGAGGTAGTCGACCATGGCGAAGTCTGGGTGACGCCCCCAGTAGTCCTGCGCTTCTTTCAAAGTGTCAGTCATTTGCGTGAACGTGAGCGCACCGTCGTTGATGAGGATCCTGTCGAACAGGGTGCGGGACGCTGAACGAACTTCTTCCAGCACGGTTTCGTCGCCGTCTTTGATTTGCTGCTCCAGCTCTTCACCGTTGCGGCCGTACGCTATGCAGTGCAGTTTCTGCGCCACCAGTTCCCGTGGTTCGTCAGGGGAGAACAGCAGGATGTGACTGTTGGTGTTGAGTAGTGCGTTGACTATCGAGTTGTACAGCACCTGCGACTTGCCGTTGTGCGAGTGGCCCACAACGAGAAGCATTTCGCCGCGGGCCAGGCCCCGCATGCACAGGTCAACCTCGGGGAAGCCAAGCAGGAACCGTCCGTCGTCGTTGCGGACGTAATCCACGAACGAGTCGAACGCTGTAGCGGTCGGTTCAATGTACTTGTAGTCGGGGGCGTCCCCGTGCTGATCCGAGGACGCCCCTTCGAGTCGGGCAACTATCTCCGCTGGGGAGAGAGCCGCTGGTAGCTCAGGCATTACGCACCACAGCGTGCGTGCATGTCCTCCACGTTGAAGGCATGGATGGAACCGTCGCCGGCCTGGATGCTGGTCGGAGCGTCCGACAACCACAGGCCGATCCGCTTGTTCCCGAGGTCGTACATGGCAGCACCGACCTCGGAGATGTTGAAGTCTGCTGCGTTGGGTGCGTAACCACCGTTGGCTTTGCCGAGAGCTTTCTTCCCAGCGTTATCAAAAACGATGATCTTGCCGTCGTCGGTCTTCTGGCCGGCGCACAAGTACGCAACGTTCCATGCAGCCTGGCGGCCATCGGTGACGAACCCGTTAGCGTCGAGTTCCATCTTCTTGCGGGCACGCCCCGCCGGCTTCGCCGCCGCAGGAGCAGGGAACGGCATCGATGCCGGTGGGGGTGCATCCGCGCCAGGAGCAACAACAATGCTGGCACCTGGGAACGAAGCCTGTACCTGAGCGACAGGGGTTGCTGCCGTGGTCATGGCTGGTGGAGCTGGAATCGGCGGCACTGCTGCTGCGGCAGGCGGTGCTGCGGCCGCTGCGGCACTGCCACCTGACCGGTCAATGATGGCGTTGAAGATTGTTTCCTCGCAGGCAAGGTAGTCGTTGATCCCGTCCCTGCCCTTGCCTGAACACATCAGGGCTGCCCCTTTCGCAGCAACCTGAGCGATGATGGACCTGTCTTTATCATTCATTTTCTTCTCCCCTTTCGGGATTGTCGTTACCAGTTCGCCGGCTTAGAACCGACGCCCAGGTACTTGCCACGGCAGGCAGCCCAGTTGGGACACCAGTCGTCAGAGCATTTCCAGCCATCGTAGCGCAACGGCCACGACGGAAGCTTCGCCTCGATTGTGTCAGCAATCGAGTTGCACATCGGAACGAGCGCAGCCCAGTCCTGAGCGGTACGCGTCACATCAACGACCTCGACCTCACCGTTGGTCAGGTAGCAGAATCGGAACGGTTGCGGCGACTCCAAGTCGCCACACTCATGGGCGCGAGCCAGCGTGTAGATCATGGACTGCAAGTCGTTGCGTCGGATCATCCATGGCTCATCATGCTGACCGGTCTTCCAGTCCCATGTCAGGTCCGCCTCATCCAGGTCGCGTGTGCCGTACAGAGAAATGCGACGCGCCTCGTCCTCATACAGCACAAACTCGAATGACTTCTCGACACCCACAGGGGACAGGTACGGGAACACCTCAGCGCACCACGTCCTGACCATCACCTCGGCCAGCCCGACGGTCGCCTCGGCAGTGGTCGCACCCTTGTTCCACTTCTCGATGGTGCCCTCGAGGCTGTCCCACGACCAGCGGAAAGCCTCAAGGATGTCGTCGGTGGACATCTCATAGCCGGCCATGCGAGCCGACAATGCCGTTTCGATGGCGGCATGCACGGCGGTGCCTCGCACCATCTTGCTGCCCTGCGTGTCGACAGCAGTCTTGTTGCGAATGGTGCGGGCCTGTTCAGGGCACGCCAGGAACGTATTCAACCAGGACTGTCGGAAGCGATGTTCGATCATGCCCACACCTTAGAGGAGGGGTGTGACAGTCAGCGGGGATCCGTATCTGATATCAGATATCAGATATCAGAAGATGGCCCCAGGGGGCCATCATCAGATATATCAGATAGAACCATTCTCGCGCAACCTCTTCTCGCGTGCCCGCAGAATCTTTGCGACACGGGACCGGCTCACGCCGGCCCAGCGCCCCACCTCAGCCTGACTATTCGAGCCACCGTTCACCAACGCAGCGACATCGTCCTCGCGGGCGTCGGACAGCTCCGACCGCAGTTCCTGTAGGTCGCGGTCCAACATGGTTCTCATTCGCATGCGGTCCCGAGGCTTGAGCCTCACCAGGGTTTGTTGCAGCTCATCGAAGGAGGGTAGAAACAGGTGCCCGTCACTCACTGGTTATTCCCCATCCCGATGTTCCTGCTGTTCCTTTACGTCATGCGCCCGTCGCAGCGCGGCGTCACGGTCGGTGTCCCACCCGACCATCACGCCGGTATCCCACACGATCCACCCAGTGCGCTTCAAACCTGCACCGAGATACACGGTCTGCTTCTCCACGGTGACAGCCATGTCACCCTGCACCTTCCGCAGCGAGGATCGCTTCCTTCGATGACGGCTTCCCATTCTGAAGGGTGGGCCACGGCGAAGGATGCAGCACCCCTGCACACTGCTGGCCGATGTGGTACCGGCGTAGCTGCACGTCAGCGACCACCCGTGTGAGGTAATGCTCAGGTTCGACGCTGTTCGACACCGTTATCGTCAGCCCTGTGTCGGTGGAATACAGCGCGACAGTCCACGCATCGAGGTGTACGCGGTACGGAATCATCACGAATCGTCGCCGTCGGACCCGTGCGCCAGGTCGGCCATCGTCACGAACAGGCGTTCATACAGGCCAGCCAACGTCGAATGGGCGCGACTGATCTCAAAGATGCAGTCAGTCATCCGCACCAGTGGTGGCGCATCCTCGGGTGCCAGCATCCGCAGGGTGGGACGGTCATCAGTGTGTTTCACAACTCTTGCCCTTTCGTGGTGTTCCCCCGCCCGCCTGAAAGGGTAGTAAAAGGCGGACGGAGGAACAGTCGGATTGTAACAGGTCGCATCTACTCTACGGTAGACGCTGTCCCACTAACAGCATACTACGACTTCGTTATCTTGCGTAGGTCTCTGATCATGGCAGGCCAGGAACGCCAGTAGTCGTCGAGGGCGATCCTTTTGCGTCGGGAAGGTGGACGATACGCCATGATGTCACGAACCAGCCAACCGACGACACCGCCGAAGATGATGGCTAACAGTCCTGCGATAATAATCATTCTTCTTCTCCTTCAAACGTGAGATCCCAGCACACCTGGCACAAGTAGTACGGCATCGGTCGGGAAGTATCCGCACCGATCAGGATGTCGCGCTGCTGGGGCGACAGGTTCCTGAACACCCACGCAATGTTGGCGCCGGCCTTCCATTCGCGGTACCGGTCAGCCGGCACAGACACGCTGTCGGTCTTTGAACAGTTGCCGCAGCTCGCCGACACGTCCACCCAATCCGCTATCTGAGTCATGTCGCCTCCAGCTCTCGTATGCGGGCCTTCAGCGCCGCTATCTCGGCGTGGAGACCGCGCCGCTCCTTCATCTCCAAAATGTTGTCGAGGCGGCTCGCCCGTTCCAAATGCCCAGGATTGACACACGCCGTATTGGCGCAGACGTGGTGGACATCGTCCCCTCTGGGGAGCGTGCTGTCGACCCACGCCTTGTAAGCCAGCCGGTGAGCCTGCTGGGTCGATAAGTCATCGGGGTGTCGCATTATCCCGTAGCCGTTGTGCAAGCCCATCTGCCAAACCCAGCACCCATCTTCCGCTTCTTCGCATCGCTCAAGGATCGCTTCGCCGAGTGGCAACCCTCGTCGCATTATCGGATGCAGCGGTTGCCCTAGTTTGTCTTGTCGGTAATGCGTGGAACACAGACCACGGGCAACGAGCCGTGTCTTCTCACACCTGGGGCCACGGCATGTCGCACCCTCCCAGTAGCCGTTGGGGGCGCGAGTCCCGATGCGTTCATACGGAGCGCGCTGACGCTCCACCGTCTTGCGCCCGCCGTGGTGGTAGACGGTCGGCTTGTGATTACGGGTCATCGGAGGTACGTCCCTGCCTTGATCGCCGCCAGAACCTCTGCCCTTACACGCCGCCTCTTGCGCGGCGCCATGCCCCCCCACACCCCGAACCGCTCGTTCCTGGCTACCGCGTATCCCAGGCATTCACGCGTCACAGGGCACAACTCACACACCAGCGATGCGCTTTTCGGAGGTGGCCCAGACACCTCGACATAGAACAGATCGGTCTGCCCCTTGCATGCGGCACGGTCCATCCACCGTGGACGGTCGACCAGCACGCGCAGCAGCTCCTTAGAGTCACGCGTTTCACGCATCACAGCAGCACCCACGAATCGACACCCTCGACCAACGACAGAGCGGACCCACAATCCCAGTCGACCACAAGCGTCCCCTGAGCTGCATCCTCGTCATCCCACGCGTGAGACCACCGGTAGTACCTCACGGTGCCCTCAGCGCCCCGCTTGAGGGCTGTCAGCGGGTCTGAGGTGCTATCCAGGCGCACGCGCCGCCCCTGATACGTTCGATCAATCATGCGTAGCCCTTTCGTTGGTGGATTCACAGATACCGGCCGACCGTCGTCGGCAACTCTTCCAGCGGTACCGCCGCCTGGCAGCACCCGCACAGCACGTCGCCGTTGTAGATGGACAGAACAGTGGGACACGCCTGGCACACGCGGCCAGCCGGCCACGACGCCGTCGGCGACATGATCAGCCCCCCGCCCGCCACCATTAGTAACCGGTCCCATACGGGCTGTGCCGTTCCGCTACAGCGTCCGCCTCGGCACCGTCCCGCTCCTTCGTCAGCTCCGACCACTCGTCGAAGATCTCCAGAGGCCACGGCTCCTGCCGCAAGCGTCGCCGGTCGGCCTCGTTCAATCC